GCCAACACGCAGCTTGAAGGCGACACCTTCACGTTTGCAACCGTATCGCCCGTCGTCCGCGTTGCCGAGTACACCCAGATTCTTCGCAAGGACTGGTCAATCACCGCCTCGCAGGAAAGCTCCAACAACGCCGGTAACGCTGAAAAGCGCAAGCGGGTGCAGTTGAAGCGCGGCATCGAAATCCGCAAGGATGTTGAACTCTCCATCGTGTCCAACGTGGCATCGGTTGGCGGTCAGACCCGCGTATCCGGTGGCTTGCCTTCATGGATCACGACCAACGTCTCCCGTGGCGGCGGCGGCGGCGCTAACGGTGGCTATAGCTCTGGCTCGAAGCTCACTGTGGCCGCTACAAACGGCTCGCAGCGGGCATTTACCCAGACCCTGCTCGATACCGTAATGGCATCTTGCTATTCGTCCGGTGCCAACGTGAAGAAGGCTTACGTTTCACCTTATGCAAAGGGCGTGTTCGTAACCTTTATGAGCAATTCCAACGTTGCCACCTTCCGCTACATGGCGGAGAGCGGCGAGAATAACAAAATCGTGTCAAACGCCGACGTCTACGCCTCACCTTGGGGCGAGATCGAGTTCGCTACGAACCGCGTAATGGCAACATCCGCCGGCGTGGCTCGCAACGTGTTCCTTGTCGATCCCGAAATGCTGGGGTGGGCATGGTTCCGTGCCATCGCGAACGTGCCGAACCTCGCCAAGATCGCGGACAGCGAGCAGGGTGTGATCATCGGTGAAGGCGGCCTGAAGGTCATGAACGAAGCCGGAATCGGCGTCGTTGCAGACGTATATGGTCTGACCTCAGGAACGTAAACCTGTACGTCGGGCGGCAATCATGTCGCCCGACGATCATTTCAATCCGCCATCATTAGGAGATTACTCAAATGGCTTTCGTACCTAAATCCTTCACGGCATCCGCAACGCTTAACGCGAGCGATGCCGAAACCATCTGCACCGTCAGCGCCGCTGCTGGCCTTACCCTCACGCTGCCCGCCGCTACTGGCTCCGGGTACTTTTGGAAAGTCTTCATCGTCACGACTGTCACGTCCAACACCGTGGTTATCCAGGTGGCAAACGCGACCGACGTCATGCAAGGACTAGTGATTACCGCGCAGGATGCCGCCGACACGCTTGTTGGTTGGGAAACCGCAGCGGGGTCTGACACCATCACCCTAAACGGCACCACAAAGGGTGGCATAAGGGGCGACTACTACGAGATTACAGACGTAGCAGCAGGTTTGTTTTCCATTAGGGGCGTCGTTTCCGGAACCGGCACTGAAGTCACGCCGTTCTCAGCCGCCGTTTAACGTTAACCTCAAACAACCTCACGCGGCAATCATGTCGCGTGGGGCCTCTCAATTTGGAGATTTTTAATGACCGAAACACTTTCAATGCCGTCTAAGACCGCTGTTGAAACAACCAAACCAGCCGCCGAACGCCGCGTCGCTGTCAAACTGCTCAACGATGTCTGGATTAACGATCCGGGCCACCCCGACGCAACGCCTGACGGCATTCGCCGTGTTCGCACCAATGTCGTGACCCTCAACGAGGACGGTAGCCAGATGGTTGACAAGAAAACCAAAAGCTTCGTAAGCACGCACGTCATTGCCGAAATCCCCGTGGATATTGCCAAAGCCCTTATAGCGGCGGGCAAGGCCGAACGGACGGACCCGCTCTAATGGCCGACGCGGGGGAGGATATTTATCTTGCCGTGCAGGGGTTCACGTTTTTGGAGCGAAACCCCGCCACCGGCGTGGAGACATTCTTCAGGACCAACGAGGACGGCAGCACAACGATCTACTACCGTAACGACGTCACCGAGCTTCTTGAAGTCAACAAGGAACTATTCACCGACACCAAAAACCGCAAGCTTGGCGATTGGGTGCCGCTTGCCCGTATGGATGACGTCACAATGATGACAACCAACATGGGCCGCGCACTGAAAGAAGGCGACCGCAAATATGTGAAGCGCCTTCTTAACGACGGCGATCTGGCCAAGTTTCGCACCAGCGATTTGAAAGCATAACATGACCGCATTTGCCGATTATCTTGATTTGCGCGTTGCCGTTGCGGAGTGGGTTGACCGCCGCGATATCAGCGATGTGATGCCGCGATTTGTGCTCGAAGCGGAAGATGATCTTAACAAAAAGCTGCGGGTGCGCGAGATGCTCACCACGGGCGCAACACTTACATTCACAGACGGCATAGCGCCGCTACCTTCTGATTTCGTGGAAGTAGGAACCATCTGGGACGCAACAAACCAATGGCCACTGCCCGGCGGCGTGCAGCAAGTCCTGCAGGCGTGGCAGGACGCCTATTCATGGGCAATATTCGGAACCAATGTTTATATCTACGGCCTGACCGGCACGCGGACAATGGACTATTATGCAAAGCTGCCGACGCTCACCACAACGCTCACGACCTCTAACTGGCTTCTTCAAAAGTCGCCCGATCTCTACAAATATTCAATCTGTGCGCAAGTCGCCAAATGGACGAAGAGCGCCGACCTCGTTGGCGCGGCCCAAGGTCTGGCCGACGCAGAAATTGATAAACTCCACCAGGCCGATGCGCAGGCGCGATTCGGAAATGCAGTTATCCGCACGCGGAGCCCCCGGCCATGAACCTTCTCCAACTAGCCACGAAAGTCGCCATTGACGTCGGCCTTGAGCAGCCAACGGCAGTTGCAGCCGCGACAGACGCCACGGACCGCAGCGCGGTTGAACTGAAGCAAGTCCTCGACTTTGTGGGCGAAGACCTATCCCGCCGAGTTGACTGGCAGGCTTTGCGTTCCAACACAACCGTCACGGGCGACGGCACCGCCTTGGCCCATCCGTTGCCGTCGGCTTACTTCCGCACGATAGCGGGCAATGCCGTGAAGCTAACCAATACCGGGGCCACCGTGCGCGGCGGATTGTCGGCTGAAGAATTTACCTCGCTCGCTGCCGTTTCCGGCGTGCCGCGCTTTTATCTCATAGGCGGGCCTCCGGGTGCAAAGACGATAAGTTTCTGGCCCCACCTGGCTAATACTTTTCAGGCCACCATCATCTACCAAAGCATGAACTGGTCGCCTTCCTCCACGGCCTACGCTTCCGACGCCGATCAGGCTTTGCTGCCCGATCAACTGATGATCAAGGGTGCGATAGCCCGCTGGCGCCGGCAGAAGGGAATGGACTACCCCGATTATGTCGCGGAATATGAGGCGGCACTTGCCAACTTCGCGGCTTTTGATGACGGTGCGAGGTCGCCCTGATGGCAAAAGTATTGCCGGCACGCCCCGCCCTTTATGGCCAGAAGATCAAGAAGGCAGCACCGCCTTCTCCTTCTGTACCGATTAGCATCCAGCCGGTTCCAGCGGCCACGGGCGGCGTATCTTCCGCGCGGTCTATAGGCTCAGCCGCGCCGGGCTTTGCGCAAGTCATAGAAAACGGCTTTCCCACGCAGACGGGGGTTCGTCCTCGCGGCGGATTGCGCAGGCAGGCGACGACCGGCACCCGCGCCGTTAAAAGCCTGATGACCTACAAGAGCGGGCCATTCCAATCCATGTTCGCGGTCGCCAACGGCAGCATCTACGATGTGACCGACCCGGCAGACCCGCTGGTGGCCCCGACAGCATCGGCAAGCGGCAAGACAAGCAGCGACTACGTTTCGGTAAACTTTTCAACCGCAGGCGGCACGTTCATGATCTGCGTGAACGGCGCGGATTTGCATCTCACCTATGACGGGACGAACTTTGCGGTCAATACACCGGCCATTACCGTCGGAACGTCGTCAACCTTCTCATTCGTCTGGGCCTATGCCAGCCGCTTATGGTTTATTCAAAAGGACACGCTCACTGTCTATTATCTCCCGGTGGACAGCATCGGCGGCGCGGCCACCGCACTGTCGCTAAAGGGTATATTCCCGAAAGGCGGCTCGCTGAAATTCGGCGGTACTTGGTCGTCCGATACGGGATCCGGCCTCAACGAAAAAATTGTATTTGTCAGCACCACGGGCGAGTGCGCGGTCTTTACCGGCACGGACCCCTCATCATCGACCACATGGTCGCGCGTCGGTGTTTACGACGTTTCCATGCCGTTGGGTCGCAAAGCCTCGCGCAATATCGGCGGCGACTTGCTGATCACTACGGTTAACGGCATTGTGCCGCTTTCTTTGGCCGTCACCAAGTCGGCGTCTGACCTTTCAATCTCCGCCGTAACCAAGGAAATTAACCCCGCATGGAAAGCCATCGCGGCGATTTACCGTGCGCAGGAGTGGTCACTGACCGAGTGGCCTGAAAAAAACCTGATGATGGTCGCCTTCGCGGGCGCGTACACCTTGACGGGCGGGACAACGGACGTGATCGACAGCACGCCCACGGCTTACATTGTTAATCTCGAAACCGGCGCATGGAACAGTTCATATACCGGCTGGGATGTGCAGTGCTCCACCTATTTCAACGGGAAAATGTATTTCGGCTCCGCAAATGGCCGCGTCTATGAGGCCGAGAAAACCGGCAGCGATGACGGCGTCGCCTATGTGTTCCGCTACCTTGAATGGCCGGACGGGATGGGCAACGAGGCAACGAAAGAATTTCTCCAGGCCCGCAGTACCTTCACCTATTCACAGCCCTTTAACGCGCAGGTAACAATCTCGGTTAACCATAACGTCACTTGGCCTCCCGCCCCCGCCGCCGCTGGCAACAGCACCACGGGCGGCTACTGGGATTTGGGCGACTACTGGGATTTGGGCGACACGTGGGATTCAACGCCCAACCGCATAACGCAGAGTCTCTGGCGTTCCCTAGGCCGCACCGGGTATCGCGGCGCGATCCAGATACAGATGACGATCAATAACACGGCAGCGCCCGACGTTGAAATTGTCTCAAACGACGTGGCGTACAGGCAAGGCGCGGTTGTCACATAATGCCCGAACCACTCGCTCGCCGATTTGCTAAAGCCGTATCCGGTGGCTACCTCCCGCAAGGGATGCGCCCAAGCGGGGAAATGACGGCACACAAGCGCAGTCCTATAGAACGCACTAACGACTGGCTTGCGCAAAACTGGTACGGCGACGACCGGGAAGGCTATCAAAACGCCGCCAGAGCTACAAATGCCGCGCAGACACTTATACCCCCCGTAGCCGTGGCGGAAAGCATGTACGATGCGGGCCGCGACGCAGGGCGAGGAAATTTCGTATCGGCTGGCATCGGCCTGGGAATGGCGGGACTGCCTATGCCGCCGGGAATGAAGAAAGGCTTCCGCGCGTATCACGGTTCACCGCATAACTTTGACAAGTTCTCAATGGACAAGATTGGAACAGGCGAAGGCGCACAGGCTTACGGGCACGGGCTGTATTTTGCAGAAAGCGAAGGCGTGGCGCGGTCATACAAGGACGCGCTGTCGAGCGGCTTTGACAATTGGACGATTGACGGCGTTCCGGCCGGAACGCTTAACGGAAGCACCAACGCGCAGGACGGCACGAAGTTGCAAGTCGCAAAGGCGGTCAGAGGAGGAAAGACCGTTGACGAAGCTATTGATTGGGTGAAATTGCAATACTCTGGCAAGGCTACAAGCCGCTTTGAAATCCCCGAAAACGTGGCATTTTTTAACGACGAAATCGCGCGGCTTGACGAGATGAAAAAGTCGCCTCCGCTAATCAAGCACAACCCTGGCTCCATGTACGAAGTCAACATCAACGCAGACCCGAAACAGTTCCTTGATTGGGACAAGCCGCTGAGTGAACAGAATCCCAAGGTGCGCGCGGCTGCGGAAACGGAACTGCGCAGGTATTTCGGCAGCCAGTTTGATGGGCCGGTCGGGAATACGTCGCGCCGCCCGCTCGGTGAACTTCTGGATGAAGCCGACCGCGACAAGGTGCGCAGCGCGCAGCG